AACACCAGCAACATCAGTTACCATTCTCGTTCTGTTCTCTTGGTTGTTGTTTAAATAACCAATAGCAACGTTGGGAAGAGAAACTTTTCCACCAGTGCGTCCTTCGGAATTGTAGATACTTCCACCCACATCATCAACTGTAACTTGTTCGTCAGGCAATACCAGACCAGCGTAAGTCCAGAAATTCTTCTGGTTAGCACCGTATGTTTGGTTGTTACTCAACTGAGCAAGATTAACGAGTTTGTAATCAATACCTGCACGATTCCATTTGTGTGCAGTGAAGCCAAGAGAAGTCATGTTATCATAAAGTAAATCAGTTCCACCTGAAAACTCAGATATATAATCATGAGCAGCATCTTGAATCTGCTTATAGAGTTTATGACCAACCAAGATAGAAGCGTTTTTAGCAACAACACCTGTAGCCTTGAATAAATCATCAATAGCGTCAATATCTTTTGCTGTAAAAGCATCTACATATTCGTGATCAGCACCGTTATCATCAGCGTGAATCCACATACCCTTAGTTCCCCTAATAGTAGAACTGGCTGAGTTGGCATCTGTGCCAGTTAAGCTTAGGTTTGTGTTTTCTTCATCTTGCCACACGTTATCTGACTGTTGTGAGTCAAGAGAGAAGTCTGCTTTAGCAAAATGCATTCCCCACAATCCTGATTTCCCGCCTTTAGACTCAACAGGGAAATACAGTTCTTGTGCTTGAACACCGCCATGTAATTCAATAGTTTCCTTTGAAATAGCAATATAGAACGTATCTGAATAGAAACCGAACTGACGAGCAGAAGGTTGTCCCATTCCACGTCCGTAAGCAGTGTGCATCACCTGTAGATAACCGTCAGCAGGGAAGGTTTGTGCAAGAGAGTCACTGGCGGAAAGAGTTAAGTCGAATAACACAGCGTAGGTTAAGGTAGTTGTAGTAGCGCCGACAGAACGAACTCTCGCGGTAACATCACTTGTTTTACCAAAGTAGTATCCAGGTATAGCAATAACATCACCAACCCTTAGATAGGTTTTATTGTTTGTATCATAGTCATCGCCGTCAATATAAAAAGCGAACTCGTAGTTCCCACCATTACTGGTCAGTCCGGTAACAGCAGTTTTATTTTTAACGGGGCGTTGTTGAGCGCCTTCAGCGAAAGAGGTTATAGATTCTCTGGAAAGGTTAACAACGTTTCCAGCCATGCGCAAGAAGTCAATTACTCCGAATTGCTTGCCATAGTTTTGAAAAAGCTTCCGCATAACAGCGGGCTCTAACATTGCATCATACGTTGACAGGTAAGCCGCGTTAGCGGGAGCCGTCACCGTTGGAGAAGTAGCAGGAGAATATGCCATAATAGTTTATTTATTTAATTTGTTTAATACTTTCTCGGAGTCCACCCAGTACTGTTCATAGCACCTAAAATCTTTGAATTTACATCTGAATTAGGGTCTGTGACAGGAGGTGCCTCTGAGGGCGGCGTTCCAGGATTGTGTTGTTTCTTAAGCCTCGTTTCTTCAGCCTTTGCTAAGACGTCCTCTCGGACAGAAGTAATTATCTTATCAATATTTTGATATACATACTCCCTCTGCATTGCAGAGCCCATTTGCTGAACGGCTTCTTTCGTTAACTCTTGTCCTGAGTTTGCCATATAATCAGCCATTGCTTGAGTTACTCCTTCTGGAAAATCTTTTGCCATGGAATAAGTAAAGTTCCACTCCTCTCCTTCAGCGTCTTTCCCCGACACCTTTAAATCAGAAAGGGTTTTCTCAACTTCTTTCCCAATATCTCCCCATCCTTTTGATAGTAATTCTTTTTTCTGCGCCAACAACTCTTTCTGTTGGGATGCGAGAGAATCAATATCTACTTTGTCGGGTAGATTCACTTGGCTTTTCAGAGCGCTAACATTTCTTTGTGCAGCCGCCGCATCGACCTTCATCTTTGTGGCGTTGAGGGGATCAATCTCCCCGTCTTCGATTCCATACTTGTCAGCAACAATTAAATCAGCATCTGCTTTTGTTATTCCTGGGGTGTTAAGAACCATCTCGTAAGCGATAAGGTCTTTGTGCTCCAAGGAACTCAAATCTGCAGAGAATAACTGATATGCAGTGTTTGCGTCTTTGTCTGGAAACTGCTTCTTGAATAAGGCAGCTCTGAACTCGTCCTCTGAGTCAAAATACTTCATTGGATCGAGATTTTCCTTAAGTAAGAGATTTTCTTCCTTTAAAGCGTCAATCTCCTTCGCAGTCACTTCTAGTTCCTCAATCCTTTTGAGGTTGCCTAGCGCGAGTTTTAATTCACTTTCATCTTTAAATTCAGTCTCAAACCTTTGGTTAATGTCATTAATTTCAAAGAGCGTTTCAACAGGTTCTTCTACTGGAGGCGTTTCTGGTGCCTCTGCCGGAACTTCTGGAGTCTCTGTCGGTGCTTCTGCGGGAGGCGCCTCTACTGGAGCTTCCGTTGGCGGAGTCTCTCCTACAACTTCTGGCGTTGCCTCTGGAGGTGTCAGCCCTAAACTGTTATACAACTGTTCCGTTGAACCTATTTGTTCTTTTCCTTCTGTTTCCATTGTCTTTCTGTTTTTGTTTTCTGGTACAAAGGTAGGTAATTTTCTTTACTTTGTCTTTTTAGGTAGATTTAAGGCACTTTAGTACCCAAGTGGACGTATGGTATCACTTTTAAAAGATAATGCCTCTACGGTGACGTGGGGGACGTCTGTGAGGGTGTCTGTATTGATGTGTTGGTTGACTTCAACCCCATCATCCTAGAAACGTTGTCCGCAACAACGGGGTCTTTCGATGCGAGCTCCTTTATCATCTCAGCCTTTGACTTCTGAGACTGAAGCATTGAGTCTCCCTGTACCTTCTGTTGATTAGCTTGCATAGCACCTTGAGCCGCCATCTGAGCGCTCTTATCATTACGGTCAGCCTGAAGATTAATCATCTCCTTCTTCTGATCGTTGTCTTGCTTGAATATCTTCTTCTCCATATAACCAACGTACATCCTAAGCCACTTTAGATTTACACCAGCATACAACCATTCGTACACAAGCATATAAGTGTTGAGGTCTATTCCTGGACGACCCTCTCTACGATTGTTCATGGAAACCTGAGCAGCCTCCAAGAGCCCCGCCTTCTCAGCATCTGTTGGTCTGGTGTTGAACGTCATTCCATAATCAACACTTGACTTTGACGCAGCCATTAATGATTCTATACCTTCTCTTCCTACAATTCCCTCATAAGAATCTATGATGTCTTTTCTTGCTTTACACGCAAGGACAAACCTACGCATGAACGACATAGCACTCTTCCTCTTAATAGAACTTAAAGCTATACCGAGAGGCTTGATAGCGTTAGCAGACGAAGCCACAGAAAGCTTTTGTGTAGTCACGGGGGCGTCTGGATCTGGCGCAGCACCAAGTATCAGTGCATTTATACCAGTTATATCTTCCATCATCTTTAGAGCCTGTGCCCACGTTGCAGCAAACTCGGCAGCCTCATCCAATAGCGTAGTTGGTAACTTATCAATAGGTAAGGTCTTCCCGCCTTTATAATCACCAGTTAGCGATTCCTGATAAAGCAATAAGCCTCGCTCCTTCCATAACTTCAATACCTCCCAAACACTCATCTTATCACCACCACTGGAAATAGCCTTTAGCTTTGAAAGGTTAATTGCATAACCGTCCTTTACAGCATTAGCCCTTGCGTCTTGCCACCTAAAGTAAGATATTTGTAACTCATCGAGCACTGGTCTCATCTACGCTATAATAGGAGTGTCGCCAATAGACATCACATGATAGTTGGTTACAACACGGTTTGAAGATGGACGTTCCTGCATATTAGAAAGACCCCAATCAAATAAATATTCTGTTCCTATAATCCATGAACCCTGTCTTAGCTTTTGAAGATTACTCTTTACGTATCGCTTCCTCGCACCAAGACCCTTAACGGTTTCCCCTGTAACAGGGAGCTTAGATGTCTTTCCGTTTTTATTATCGTAGAACACCGCCTCCTCCATCTCCTGATCAATCCATTCGCCCTCTAAGACGGCAACCTTAAAACTGTTGTACCCCCATGAACCGTAGCTTGCAGAAACATCGTATGATACAAAGTCGCTGGGGTTGCCATACATTCCACCACAAGAAGAAGCGATGCTTTTGAAATCCTCTTCCTTTAACCACGGCATATAAGCCCTTATCTGATCAATGGTATAAAACTCTACGTGACCTATCCACCCTATATCCCTGAAATCATTGAACTTGGAATATGGAAGTATCAAATACTTAACATCAATATATTCATCCTTGAACTTTAAGTCTGAGGGGTCAAGCTTTTTCTTTGTGCACGCAAGACCAACATCCATTAAATCATCGTAAACATCTTGCTCAAGATCATGCTCGTATCCGCTAAGGTCTAATGAAAACTTTACAAGCTTCTCCATATTGGAAGCCTCGATAAGCTTGAACCCGCCAGCCTGCTCATATATATCAAGCTCATTCATGCTCTCTGGCTCAAACTCCATCTCCTCCTCAGCAAGACCCATGCGAGCTCTGTAATCGTTTATAAATTTCTTTTCCTTTACCTTGAAGAGAGTAGCATATTTTGCGTCCTCCTTCTTGGCGCCAGACTTCGGGTCGATAGTGTCAACAATAACATCTTCTCTGATATTTCCGAGATAAGCCTTTATCATAGACTTAACCTTCGGTGCAACAGAGATGATACGTAAATCCATATTACTCTTACCGCTACGTAACCACTCTGATGATTGTGAGAGAGAATTACTTGTAGAAGACTCCGCGCTCTTGGTGAACGCTTCTTTTAAATAATTCTCGATGGGTTGCGCACCCCTACCATACGCACGAAGGGAGTCTATATCCTCACCAAACTTAAACGGCATTGCCGATTTATCATGCGTGTAATGAGAGTACATGCTTTTTAACCACGCTATGTGGTATTTGTCATCCTTTTCTAATTCTGGTATTTGAACTGATGGGAACCCTAATTCCGAGTCCCTGTAGTCGCTGTTGTGTTTTTTATAAGCCATAATAATTTATTAATCCTGCAATAAATTGCTTTATGCAAAGGTACGACTTATTAGTAAACTAGAAGTTTTGCTCCCAAAAGTCAAGGACAGACTTCACCTGCTCCTCTGAAGGACGTGTTCTGTCCTCTCGTAGACGATTGAGGGCGTTTTGTTTACTTCCAAGTAAACACCCTCCGTGAGCAGTGAACCTATCATACCTGTTCATCTGCTCAATACCCTGTATGCTTTTCACCTCGTTTAAGAATGAAGCGTGCTCCTCTTTGTGTCCTCGATATCTTATGTAGTCCTTCATCTCCAAGAAGAGATTTTCTTTCTTGCTGGAATACGAGGCAAACCCCGCCTTCTCCTCACGACGACCCGTTACAGGATTGATGTCATATAACAAGTAACCTCCGTACCCCGCGCCTATAAAGTAATAGTCCATATCACCAACGTTGCGCTCAGGATAGAACATAGCACCAAAATATATACACATCTTCAATGCGTCTTCCTTGTAGTCCTCCAAGCTAGCCAGTCTGTACCGATAAGAACAAACAAACCTTCTTGATATCCAATCCCTTATATTCTGCTTATCACCGTCAAGCTCATCATCCTTCTCCCATAACACCGCAAGACCACCATCAGACTGTCTGGTATGAACACCCATCTGTTTAGCCTCGTTGCTTGTGCCCGCTTTAAACGGGTCTGCTGAAGCGGTGAACACATACGGATTTGTTGGTGCCCAATGTTCCATCTCATCTCCCGTTACGGGATCATAAAGGTCTATCTTCATGCGTTGGTTAGACGCTTTTGGTTGTAACAACATAGACAACTCAAACCGACCCTCTGGATCGTCCTCAAATCTTACATCGCTACCAAAACCATTTGACCACTCAAAACGTCCTGGTCTCATCAGGCTACTTCTTCTTAACGAAGCTAGCCTCTCATCAATAATATCCATATCAAACCCAAGGTCTCCACTTGAGCCTATCCAACAGTCAGAATATTGCATAGGGAACTTACGCCTCGTTGACCTATGCATCTCAAGATCCTCTGGCGTTCCACTCTCAACAAGAGCGTCAAGCCTTGTCTGTAAAAATTCTTTTGCTCCAACCTTAAACCTAGCAAAGTCAGCCCCTGGACGAAGCTTAATCTGCCTTTCCGTTGGTGTATCTATAACGGGCATGCCGAACAAGTCAATGAAACCCTCAAGCCTCTTCCACGCAGGAATGAATACCTCGAACAAACCAGATATGGTCTGCCCCCTCTCGCCTCTCTCATAGAACTTGCTTTGATTACAGAGCTTCATGTATTCCTCACCACCAACATCCATTTCCTCTACGGTAGTAGGGTGAATACTGAAACCAATGATTCTGGCGCCCAACGCCATGGCTTGCTTATTTACGTTCCATCTTTCCAACACATTCGCCTGTTTCACTTTTCCCTCTTCATCAAATAAGCCGAAGTGTATCTT